AACAGCGAGCGCGATGTATTCAGCAGCGTGGTTCATGGTAATAGCTAACGCACCTCTAGTTTACTGACGCGGTTTTCGACTTGATTAAGGCGCTGGAACATCTCCTTGTTGCTCTCTTTTATATCAATATGCAAAGTCTCAAGCGATGCACCAATATGCTCCACGGCGCTGGTGAGGCGCACAATTGCGGCGGATGCTTCTTCGTTCCTGCGGCTGAACCCAAACAGTCCCATTGCCGCCACGCTGATGCTGGCACCAGCGATAGCAGCAAAAACTTCGATCACGGCTCAGGCTGGTGTTGCCTCTATTCTAGCTCCAGGGTACGCCTTGCGCCTTGGTAGGCGCTGCCTGCTCATCAAGTTGTGCTTGCAGAGCTGCCTCGATTTCTTCTACCTTTTCATCACCGCCGAGCTTTTCCTGCACCCAGCCGATAACTAAATCTTTACTTAGCTTAGCAAACGGAATGATGTTATCTGGATCGGGCTGCTCAAGGCCAATGCTGCCATACGCACTAGCGGAGTAGATGCCATCGGTAGCAGCAATTGTGTAGTGGGCCACGTACACAATCCCGTCTACGGTTGTGCGCTCCAATTGTGCAATGTCCCAGGTGAATGCGGTTGTCATAACGAATGAGATCTACAGGTTGATTGTAATGCAAACCCGTGGAAATCCACGGGGTGATTAGTGGCGTTGACTACTAGGTTTAATCAGTGTTATTAATTTTGCCAATTGTAAAGGAAAGTGTTCCGCCTGTTCTATTTTTTAAGCTAACTGTACCAGAATTGGCGGATTTAAAAACGCAAATTTTAGTGGAAGTATCTGAGTTTGCATATCTGCTATTGGGGTCTGCAATAAGAGTCACGGTAGCTGATCTGTATCCACAGAAAAACAAACCTCCGTCTCCCGTGGTATTGTCTGAAACAAAAACAAGGCAACCGTTGCCCACGGTAAAAGTTTGCGTGACCCCATCTGCAATACTGTATGTACCACCCAAACGAATACCCGTACCATCCGTTCCAGTTGATGCTTTTTCAACACGCAAAAGTTCGCCAGAGCTAGGGCTAGTAGACGTGCCAACTAAGAGCCTGCCACTGCTATCAAGGCGCATTTTTTCCCCGTTAATCTCAAATTTAAGCGGCCCATATCCAGTACCAGTTTGGTAACTATGGACAAAAGAAACGCCGTCTTGTCCATTTGCGGCGGGAACAATGTTAAATGTCGCTCCGGTATTTCCGGTGTAAGCGGTATAAATACCCGTTCCAACTACATCAAGAGTTCTGCTAGGCCCAGTAGTGCCAATCCCTACCAGTCCTGCGTTTGTTATAGCAATTAAGGCTGATGCATTATCAGCAGTTCTAAGTTGAACGCCATCAGTGCCACCATAAAAATAAGTTCTAGTCGCGTCAACTTGCAAGACGTTATGCCCACCGCCTTTGATGAAAGTATTAACAGTAGGTAAATCAATGCTGCCACCAGATACAGTTAGCTTTTCGCTAGGGCTACTAGTCCCCAGACCTAGTCTCCCGGAGTTGTCAACCCTGTACGCCTCACTTCCATTAACCAATACAGCAAACTGGCCAGCCGAGTTCTGAGCGTTTAACTTAACGAGCGCGTCGTTATTTCCGCCCGCAGCGCCTGTGGTTATTTTTAAGCCTCTTGTCCTATCACCACCAGAAAAGACGGCGACATCGCTGTTATCTGTTCCGTTGAGTACGGATAACCTAACGCTAGGCGTAGTATCGCCAATTCCGACACGGCCTGAACTGTCAACGCGAACTCGCTCAGTAGGGGTTGTTCCTGTTGAAAATGTAATGTTTCCAGCAGCTTGCTTTTCAGCAATATCTAGAATGCCTGACGACGCATCAAGTTTAATTTCAGCGTAAGTGGTGCCATTCCCTTGCAGCAAAATACCACCATCGGCAACAGTGGTTGAATTAACAGCTAGACGCGCATTTGCGCCTTTAATTTCGAACAGTTGGCTGGGCGCAGTAGTGCCAATTCCAACTCGGTTATTGGTTGCATCAACGTAAAGTGTATTTGTGTCAACAGCAAGATTACCGCTGGAATCAACACTAAGGCGGCTAGTGCCATTAGTTGAGATGGCTAGTTGGTCTGCACCGGGGCTGTAGATGCCTGTATTTGGATCGCCGCTTGGCGTGATGGCTGGCAGTGCAGCAGTACCAGCAGTTACGGCTAGTACACCCGTCATGGTGTCACCAGCTTTCAGCACGTTGCTAGATGCTGCGCCCGTCAGTGCTGCGGTGATGGTGCCAGCAGTAAAGTTGCCGCTTGCATCCCTGGCAACAATTGCCGATGCAGTGTTTGCGCTTGCGGCAGTAGTGGCGCTATTGCTGACCTTGCCAGCCGTTGAAATAGTGGCAAGTTTGGTGTCTACAATGGCAGCAGATGCGTTTATGTCAGCGTTGACGATTACGCCACTGGCTATAGCCGTAACGCCTGTGTCGCTTATCGTTACATCGCCGCTAACCGTGGTGGAAGTTGCAATATTTGCGCTATTGCCTAATATAATATTGCCGTTAGATAGCGTGGCAAGCTTGCTGTAAGAGATACCGGCAGCCGATGCAATATCAGCATTAACTATTGGATATGCGCTTAACTGGCTCCATGGTCTGTAGGTAAGGCTTGTCCATGCTGTGCTGCCAGTGCCAATTTTAATTTTGTTAGTATCCGATTCAATCCCAATCTCGCCAGCTAATAGCGTTGGGTTTGCGCTTGTCCAATTGGCGGCAGTATCACGCCGTTGCGCCATCTTAACTGGGACAGTAGTAGCATTTGGCATAAGGTCAGGCTCCGCCAGCTAGCAGTAGTTTCTCTGGGTCAGGAGGTGTCGCGTCTGATGCTAACAGTTCAAACGGCGAAAATCCAGTAAAAGCTATATTCTCGAATGCTGCCACATTAGGGGCTATAGCTGAACCACCGCTTAAAATAATATCAAGCACCCATCCTTGCAATATACGTAATGAAATTGTTATATCAAAATAGACTCCTTTTTGCTGCTCTTGTGGTACAGACGCATATCGATAAATTGAATCAATTGGCACTACTTCGCTTGCGTCGCCCCATACTGTAACCGGAATTTGGAAATAACCATGCATGCCACTAGATTGGCTCCAATGTGTACGGATTAAATCTGCATCAGATTCAATGCGATTATTAAACGTCATTTGCAATACATGACCATTATTGCGCAATGAATGACGGAATCGAACGGGGCCGCTAGCTACAGTTGATGCTTCGCTTATATTTAAATCGCCTAGGTCGTAGCTGATTTCATCTGGCACAATATTAGGGAAAATTGCCATGGTTAAATTAGGTAAGGTGGGATTAAAGTTAAAGATACAGTGCCATTAATCTGATCGCATGTTTCATCAAATGATGGGCTGTCAGTATATATCCATTGGTGATTAGCTGGAAATGTTAAATTAGTTGCAGCTAGTGTTGTAGCATTTAAATCAAATGGCTCAAACCGGCCATGGAAAGCGTAATGGCTTAGCAATGAATAATGCTCAGCCCTAGTCATCTGATTAAATGTCATTCGCAATTGATCGCCGGATCTGCCATTGCCATGCCGCACATTAACTTCATCGCCGCTTAAAACAAGCATTGATGTGTTAGACGTGCTACCTGGCGTGTAGGTGCGGCTGCTTGGATTTAGCGCAGGGAATAAAGCCATAGTTATGACGTGCAGCTAACAGTGTAATCCCAAACAGTCCCTTGCAGCGGAGCAATTACTTTCACATATATCCAAGCGCCTGTAGTTGATTTTGTCACTGTTACTGTGGCACTCCCTGATACTGATCCGCTATCATAATTTGCGGCACCTGTAATTACGAACCTATCTGGAATGCCATAAGCATCGTAGAAGAAAGAGAATGAGCCCGCGCCTGCGCCTACGTTTACTGCTTTTGTAAATGTACCTTGGCCCCCTGAATTTGATGCACCTGGGCAATAGATAGGGGCTACGGGTGGATCGCCTATTGCTTTACCGCCTGATTCGTTTGGCGTGCCATAACCATCAGGTGAGCTTGGGTCTGGGCAGCGGCCAATAACAAATATTTTTTTGCCTGTCGTAGTAGGGTCTGGGATATAAGGAGCGCCAACGCCAGACGCTACCATTTCGCAACTGTCTGAAACGTTTAAACTGCTGTTTGGGCACAAATACCAATTATTATATTGACCGGAGCAAACTTCGCCTGCTGTTAGTGTGTCACCAGGCAATGGCTGCCCTGCTGTGCCACTTCCGCCATCAATGCTTAGCTCTACTGGTCCATCCAATGGGTCTTCTGGGTTATCAACTGGATCTGTCGGCCCGCCTTCTGGCTCGTTGCCAAGTTCAGCAGGGTCAGTTTCAATCGGTGGGTCGTTTATAGGTGATATGGTTTCGCCAACATCGGGCAAAGGGGTATTATCGACATCGCGGCCTGCAATGTCACAAGTGAAATCTGTGCGCCCGGTTGGTACCGTGTAACCATTACCAATCGCAGCATTAACCGCTAGACCAACCAGACTGCGGTTTTCGCTATCAATGGGGAAATGAATTAAATCTAAACTAATAACACCACTGATGGATCTTGCTATACGCTCTACTTCGTAAAAATGATTATGATAACTAACTGCACCTACATTAGTTTCACGCCTTAACCAGACGCGAACAATATCGCCCACAATTAACGTGGCATTAAATGAGCTAGGCGCGACACGTATTCTAAGCGTATGCGTTACATAGTAACGACTAGCAACCCTGTATGTTCCAACTTTTACTGCATGATTTTCAGTAGCGCAAAATTGGCTTAGATCATATTGTTCTAATGGGCCGTTATCTGCTAATCCTGTCATACGTATTTCAGCCGATCGGATAATGCCAATGTCGCTATCCGGTTGCTGCCGCCATAAAACTAAGGCTGTAATAGCTTTGCGATTTTCAAGCGAAATATAATCAATTTCAAAACTTTCAATTATTACGTGATCTTCTGTAAAAGTAAATACTGGCTCAATTGCTGTTGTTTTAATTGTGCCATTGGCATTGGTTTGAAGCCTTGGCCTTAAACCTTTTTTACCATTCTTATCACTTACTCGCAGCAAGAAATCTGAACTAATAGATTGTAGCCAATCTTCTAAATTAGTTGATTGCTTAAATTCTCCATTATAGAATAACCCATTTACATTGCAAAATAATGCTGCATCTTCCATCATTGTCAAATCAATCATTGAGCTTGGGAACCGGCTGCTTTGTGTTATCAAATACAATGCTAAATCAATTACATTATTGCTAGGACCTGTAATGCCATCCAGGATTCTTGTAACATTCATTCCGTTACGGACAAAACAATGCACTTGCCTATCCCATAATTCGCTGCCATCATCATGCGTATTAATAAAACTAAGAGTTGTCATGTTGTCGTATGTGCCTTGGGTCCCGCAATACAATGGACAATTCCAGAATTTTTTAGTTGCTACAGCAACAATGAAATTGCCAGGGTCCCAAGTTTCAGCGCGGCGGTCGTATGTCTGCGCCCATGTCCCAACACGGCAAGCACGTTGGAAAACATCTTTAATCGGCAATTGGTCCATATCGCCTTCACTAAGTACTAGGTGTATTTTGGTAGTCAGCACGTTAGTTGTTGAATTATTTTCATACCTGCCTTCAGTAGCGGCTGGGCTTACTAATACACCGCCATTACTTGATACACGCCGACAAAACACAATGGGGATTGGCTCACCAATTACTGCTGCCTTTTGCCTGCTGTCTAGTGGTGACTGTCCTTCGGCTGCGCCTTCCGTCGCTACTGTGGTAATTAATCCGCTTTGATACGGCAGCAGCGCTAATGGGTCTCTAATCTGAATGCTCATAATCTTACCGGCGCCCCAATAAGTAAAGTAGTAAATTTACGCGGCGGCACCTGAGCACCTACTGGGCTAAGCGCTGAACTTAAATTAATTGATAGTTCCGTAAAATTACCTGAAATTTTTGACACTTCGCCAACATAAGTGGCAATCAATAACTGGCTAGATATTGGCGCCGATTGTAATAATCGTGTGTCAAATTCATACATTTTAATCTCGCATAATCTGTTATTATTCAAAGCCGCTTTAAACACACTAATTGCTGTGGCTGTAGCTGGCACTGTGATTGTAACATCTGAACCGGCGGGGCTACCGGCCATCATCCCATCTGCGTTGAATGGATTGTAAAACCAAGATGCAGAGTCTAAAGTAATAGTTTGATTAATGTAATATGATTGCCAGCGTACGTAGGTCTGACTGCTATCGTAAATTCTCAGATATTGGCTTTGGCCGCGATTACTCATGCGCCTACTCCTTGATAGCTGCGTCCGCCAAACGTACGGTTATTAAGCAGTAAAGAATCTGTTAGCATTGTAAGTGCTTTTTCCATGTCAGCAATTGTTACATACTGCTGATTGTTTTGTTGCAGCACTGGACCAGTTTGTATTTGTATCGTAGGCGAAGATGACCTGCTGCCATTGCGCCCTGAGCCGCCTACAACACCGCCATTAGCAAATGCAGGTATTACCGCTCCACCGCGTGCACCGCTCATGTAGTTAGCGCTTGCAGCAGCCATCTTAGATTCAGGAATTATATATTCGCGCTCAGCGCCTTCGCCCACCATCGCAAGGGTAGGACCATTTACAACGCCGCCTTGGGCAAACCTTGGTATTTGCGGCTGGGGTAGGAATGGGATTTGCGGCAGGTTTAGCCTTGACAATGCTTGGTTAGCGCCTTGGATTACGTTATTGATTGCAGTTACTACACTGCTTATAGCATTACGAATACCATTCAAAATATTGTTTACTATACCTTTCATTGTTTGCATAGCAGCTTCGAAAGGTTTTGTAATTGCGGCTTTGACAGATTGAAATATATTGCTGATGTTTGTTACCATTTGTCTTATCGTGTCCTGCACCGGCTTAACAAAATTTTGATTTATAAAAGTTGTGACTGCTGTGAATACTTTTTTAGCTGGTTCTATAAAATTTGTATTAATATATCCGTATGCCGCAGTTGCAAAGCCTGATATTGCTGTTTGCGTTGGCTTAATAAAATTTTCAACAATATATTGCGTTAACGCTGCGTGAGCATCCATGTAAGGCTTGATAAAATTATTGTATATCATTGTAAAAAATTGTTTATACAATTCAACAATGGCATTAATTGCTGCGCCAACTTGATCTCTGAACGCATAGATTGCAACGCCTGCTGCTATTAGCAATGCAACCCAACCTACAGGACCTGTGAATACGCCAGCCAAGACAGTCCCTAGCCCACTTAATGCGCTGCCAATAGCAGCCACAACAGGACCTAATGCGCCAAGGTAACCTGCAATAGTGGCAAGCACGCCGCCGCCAGCGAAAAGCCCGCCTAATACAGTAAAAATTCCAACAATTGCATTTATAGCTGGAGCTAATACAATGAATGCCGCCGCCAACCCTGCAACGCCGCCAATTATAGTTTGAAGTGGCTCTGGCAAATTGCTAAAACCTACCGCTGCTGCGGCAACGCCTTCAGCTAATTTTGTTATTGTCGGCAACAGTGCTGTTATGGCTTGATTGAATGGCCCAGATATTGATGACGTTACTTTGTTTATTGAATCATTAAATTTATCTGCCGCAGCGGCCATATCTTTATCAATTGTTGCTGAGTATTCGTCGAGTGCAGTTTTGCCTTCATTAAGCATTGGGATTATATTTGCGCCTGATTTGCCAAATATCTCCATTGCTAGTGCAGTTTTTTGCACACCGTCAGGCATCTTAGAAAACTTATCGGCTAAGTCCAGCATGACGGCATCAACGCCACGAACTTTGCCGCTTGCATCGGCTGAGCTAACGCCAATAGATTTCAATGCTTCGTTAGCTTTTGATGCAGGGTCAACAATGCCCTTAGCTAACTTGCCCATTGCTTTCGCTACTTCATCCAGGCTGCTGCCGCTATCATTCGCAGCCTTGCCAAATTTATCTAGCGTTTCAACTCCTACACCAGTGCGCTGGCTTAAGTCATTTAAATTATCCGCTGCATCAACTGAACGCTTGCCAAATGCTGCTAATCCCGCTATGCCAATTGCAGGCACAACTGAACCCAATGCACTGCTAAGCCCACCTGCTGCGCCCCTAAGCCGCCCAAAGTTGCCTTGTAGCCCTTCCGCTTGCCTGTCTAGTTTATTGAGCCCACGCTCTAGCCCTTCGACAGAAGCTAGGCCATCTACCGTAGCTTTTATTTTTACTGCTGCCTGCATATCTAACGCCATATCAACCTCCCTTTTTGCTCAAAGCTGCTAGCACTTCTTGCTCGATAAC